GGTGCATCTTGGAAGGACCTGATGGGCTATGACGCCCGAGGTTCAGTCGGAACACACAAGCGTATCAACAAGCATCTCGCACAAGAAGACAGGTCATTCCGTATTAAATACGAGAAGACACGTGTTTGTGGTAAGAACATCAAGCTTGTTACTAACAACCCTGGCGAATTGCTAGCCAACGTGGATAACATCCGCCGTAGCTTTGAATCAAATGGCCGTAGTTCAGCATTGTTTATGCATTACTACGAACTTCTTTGTATTCAGACATTCGCTCACTACGTTCGTCAAGCATTCCCTGATTTGGCTTACCTCTTCAAAGGTCAGCAAGCAGCACAGATGGAACTTCTGGCTCTTGGTTCCAACTACGGAGCAACTGTAAGAGACAACTATCTCAAAGCTTTTAGTGCTTAGTCACCTACCACATCGTACCCAATTCATCCACTAACGTATATAACGAATGACCCGTAACGTATTTCAAACTGAACAACCTGTAGTCCTTGAAGGCTATCAGGCTGTAATGAAAGCATCTAAGTTTGGCTTTAGTCTTAAGGCTTTAGTCAATGAAGAGATGGCAACTAACCTAGATGAGGATCGTGTCGCTTCACTGAAGTGGGCTGAATCCAAACTAAAGAATCCAAAACGATCAACACTACGTCCTGAACCTTGGGAAGAAGTCAGTGAAGGTGTCTATACTATCAAGTTCTCTTGGAATGAAGAAAGTAAGCCACCTATTGTTGATACCAAAGGAACACCAGTAACTGATGAAAGTATCCCTGTCTACAGCGGATCACGTGTCAAACTAGCGTTCTATCAGAAGCCCTATATCCTCCGTGACGGTATTACTTATGGTACTAGCCTAAAACTACTCGGAGTCCAGCTTGTATCCCTTAACGGGGCAGCAGGAGTCGATACAGGTGACATGTCAACTGAAGATGTAGCTCAACTGTTTGGAGCTACTGAAGGGTTCACTGCTGGTGAACCTAACGTTACTCCAGTTGTAGAAGAAGATAACGATGACACAGATTTCTAATGGCTTTTAGATCCGGTCTCGAAGAACGAGTCGCTGATCTTATGTGTGAGTTGGGAGTTAAATATGAATATGAATCTACCAAGGTTCCTTATATGATCCAACATATCTATACTCCTGACTTTCTTTTACCTAATGGCATCTATTTAGAATGCAAAGGGTATTGGGATGATGAAGATCGCCGTAAGATCCGTAATGTAAAGGAGCAGCATCCTGAGATAGATCTACGAATGGTCTTCCAGTCTCCTTACAATAAAATTTCCAAAAAATCTAAGACTACATACGCCAAGTATTGCGAAAAGATCAATGTACCTTGGACGTCGTTCCATAATATTCCGATTTCATGGCTGACGTAAGCGGATTCGTCATGCACATACCTTGTGATACGTGTGGTTCATCAGACGGTAATTCATTATACGATGATGGCCATACTTTTTGTTTTGTATGTCAGCAACATTCACAGTCACAATATGTACAACCAACTCAATTGAAACATGCGATCCAGTTACAAGGCTCTGCCGAAAGGTTGCAGAAACGCAATATCTCACAAACAACATGTGAGTTGTTCAAAACATACAAGGAGGGAAACACACTAAGACATTACTACTTCGATGAAGGTAAAGTTGTCGGAGCAAAGATCAGAACTAAAGGTAAAGACTTTAGGTGCGAAGGAGAAGTCAAAACTCTCTTTGGTATGCAGAACTATCGTAAGAAAACAACCAAACGTGATACTAAATTAGTTATCACTGAGGGGGAAATGGATGCTATGGCGGTATGGGAAGCACAACCTAATTGGGATGTCGTTTCTATACCTAACGGAGCACCTAGTGCAAAGAAAGCGATCCAGAATAATTATGAATGGATCAACGGTTACGATAAAATAGTACTGTTCTTTGATAACGACGCAGCGGGCCGTGAAGGCGCCGAAGCAGCTGCGGGAGTACTTCCACCTGGAAAGGTTTACATAGGCTTTCTAGAGGACTACAAGGACGCCTCAGACGCATTACAGGCTGACGATACTGAAGCTATCCGTGCTGTCTGTAATTACGATCATCAACAACATAGACCTGACGGTATTGTTGATGCAAAAACATTACTTGAATTAGTTACTACACCACAACCACCATCAGATTATGACTACCCGTATCAAGGACTCCAATCAAAGCTTCACGGGATTCGACTCGGAGAGCTTACTACAGTTACTGCAGGATCAGGCCAAGGTAAATCCTCGGTCTGTAGAGACTTGGCAGCTTACTTGTTATCACTCGGAGTTCCAGTTGGATACTTGGCACTTGAAGAGTCAAACCGTCGTACAGCTCTCGGACTGATGTCTGCGGCGGTAGGGAAAAACCTATCACTAGGAGAACATACACATGACGAACTTACAAAAGCGTTTGATTCCAGTATTAATAACTGGAACCTTTATCTTTTTGATGGCTTCGGTAGTTTTGATCCAGATATCATTTATAATAGAATAGAATACCTTGCTTCAGGTCTTGACTGTAAGGTCATCTTTCTTGATCACCTTTCCATTCTAATGAGTGGATTAGAGGGTGACGAACGACGGATGATAGACCAAACAATGACACGGTTACGTTCATTAGTAGAGCGCACGAACATTGCATTATTTCTCGTATCACATTTAAAAAGAGGGTCAACAGATGCAGGACATGAAGAGGGCCAAAGAGTCAGCTTGTCTCAACTTAGAGGCAGCGCGAGCATTGCACAGTTGTCTGACAGCGTCATCGCACTTGAGCGGGATCAGCAAGCAGACAGTGGATCTAGCGCAACAACTGTACGAATCATTAAAAATCGATACTCAGGAGAGACAGGCATAGCTTGTACACTCTCGTATAATTTAGACACTTGTAAGTTCGATGAAACTCAACCCGACAAACCATTCGACCCAGCAACAGATTTTTAAGCCCAATCCTCCCACTGTAGAGATGGTAGAGAAGGCACAATTTATCGATAAAACTTACCATTGGAATCATGCTGATCTTCGATCTGGAAACGGACGGTCTTCTAAGTCAAGCAAATAGCATTCATTGTTTAGCTATACATGATACTGACACTGATTCAACAGTTGCTTACAACGATAAAGGTACACAAGATCCAGTAGTTAGAGGTATCCAAAGGTTAGAAGATGCAGACTGTATTTGTGGTCATAATATCATTGGGTTTGATATACCTATCATCCAAAAATTCTACCCTTGGTTTAGCTGGCCTGGTATTACTTGCGATACTCTACTCCTTTCGAGACTATTAAATCCTAACCTAATGGATATAGATAAGAAAAGGCAGTGGAGATATATGCCACTTCAATTATATGGTCGTCATAGTCTCGAAGCTTATGGCCATAGATTAGGAGAATACAAAGGTAGCTTCTCTAAAGACACTGATTGGAAAGAGTGGTCTCAAGAGATGGAAGATTATTGCATTCAAGACGTTACTGTCACTACCAAACTATGCCACAGATTTATCAACCGCCTGAATGGGTACAACTAGAACATGAGGTTGCCAAACTATTAACACTACAAGAATTACATGGATGGAGATTTGATGAGCGAGCTGCATGGGAACTTAGCTCGGCTCTCCGAAAAGAACTTGAAGAAACTAATCAGTTACTTCGAGACAGGCACCCTTACGTTGCGGGATCAGTATTCACTCCTAAGCGACCTAATCGGACCAGCGGCTATGTCAAGGACGCTCCGTTTACCAAACTCAAAGAGTTAAACACATCATCACGAGATCATATCGCATGGATCCTGCAAACATTTCATGGCTGGAATCCGACCCAGATGACAACTACTGGGAAGCCTATCATCGACGAGACGACACTGAAGGAGATAGGGACATCGACAGCCCTTGCATTCCTGCGGATTTTGACGATAACGAAGATGTTGGGTTTGTTGTCGGAAGGCGTGAACGCCTGGCTGAAACTTGTTACGACATCTAGTCGTATTCACCACCATTGTTCTACTACTACATCAACTTTTAGATGCTCACATCGTAACCCGAATCTCGCGCAAGTACCGAGTGAATCAAGATTTAGAAAGCTATTCATTCCAACCCCTGGTCTTACTATGGTCGGCGCTGATTTGTCTTCGGTTGAGTTGCGCTGCTTGGCACACTACCTCTCGAAGTATGACTCAGGTCGATACGCCGATATCTTATTGCACGGTGACATTCACCAAGTAAACGCAGATAAGATCGGTGTTACAAGATCACAAGTCAAGACCATAACCTATGCGTTCCTATATGGAGCAGGTAATGAAAAGATAGGCACAAGCTATGACAAACTTCTTCCATCCGCGAAAGCAAAGAAGAAAGGAAAAGAGATCAAAGAAGCATTCATTGATGCAATTGAAGGATTGGGTGAACTTCTTACCGATATTAAACAAGCGTCAGAAAGAGGCTATATATGTGCTATTGACAAACGACGAGTACCTGTAGATAGCTCTCATAAAGCATTGAACTACTTACTCCAGGGAACAGCAGCAGTACTGGCTAAACGTTGGATGCTTATAAACCATAACACTATGACCGAAACACAACTATGCGCCTCACAATTAGGCTTCATTCATGATGAAATCCAATTCGAATGTGCCCCTGAACAAGCAGCAGACCTATGTACATCCTTGGTATTTAGTGCTCAATCAGCTGGCGAATACTACAAGTTCAGATGTCCAATTGAAGCTGAAGCCACCCAAGGAAATAACTGGGCAGAAACCCACTAATGAAACTATTAATTGATGCCGACTTTATTTGTTATAAGTGCTGTGCTGCACAGGAAGATGAGATTGACTTTGGTGATGATGTCATCTTAGTTGTATCTAAATTCACTGATGCTTATAACCATGTCAAGCGAGACTTGAACAAGATCAAGAATGAATTCCTTTGGGATACTCCAGAAATGGTGCTATTCTTCAGTGACTCTGTAAACTTTAGAAAAGAAATTTTTGCAGATTACAAAGGACATCGAAACAGAAAGAAACCCTGTGGTTACAAAAGAGTTATAGAAAAACTCAAAGAAGAGTTCACAGTCATCGTAATGCCTACATTAGAAGCTGACGATGCTATGGGTATCTACGCTACTGAATATCCTGGTAATATTATCTGCTCACCAGATAAGGACATGCGTCAAATAGAGGGAACTCTATATGATATGGCTGAGACACACCACATCACCGCTGAAGAGGGTGCAAAGTGGCATCTTATACAATCCCTAGCCGGCGACCAAACCGACGGCTACAGCGGCGTTCCTGGGATAGGAATTAAACGTGCAGTAGCACTGTTTGAAGAGACTGGATATAACTGGAAGACTGTAGTCAAAGCTTTCAAAGATAAAGATCTTGGAGAAGACATTGCACTACAAAACGCACGCCTTGCCCGTATCTTACAAGTAGAAGATTATGACTACAAAAACAAACGACCTATTCATTGGACCCCCGCCCCCAATTACAGCATTAACAGTTGAACAAGATCTAAAGATGCGTCAGATAACAGATGCATTAAACAATCCTTCAACACAAAAGGAAGATATCATCACTGTCTTCCTTGCCTTACAACGTCAAGCCTTTGTGCTTGGCAATAACTTATCACAACTAGTAAAGACATGGCCACATCCCCTAAGTACTACACAAGAGGTTCAGTTGAGTGCTGGGATTTCATCAGAGATCAAGAGCTGAACTATCATCTCGGTTGTGCAATTAAATACATCTGCCGAGCTGGTCATAAAGATAGCAAATCAGAGGATCTAGAAAAAGCTATCCACTATCTACAAAATGAACTTGAAAACACAGTATATGAGTCCGAGCTTGTTGGACCAAGCAACGGAATTCCGAGGAGCCTACAATTTAGTTGTGACTGGGACGAATGGTCGTCTGATCCAGAAATGTTTGATCGATGAAGAATGGAGTGAATTCCATGAAGCTTATCATCATGAACCAGAAGAGAATCAACTTAAAGAACTAGCAGATCTAGTTTATGTCTGTTATCAATTCGCAGCGTCCCAAGACTGGGACCTAGACGAGGCCATGAGACGTGTTCATAAATCAAACATGTCCAAGTTAGATAAAGACGGTAACCCTATCTACAGGGCAGACGGGAAGGTTCTCAAGGGGCCTGGATATGCACCACCAACACTAATCGATTTAATTTAATGTCAAACTATATCTCTCGAACAGGACGGGTTCAATCTTGGATGGATGACCCTACAGGTCGATTACCTGTCAGCTGTACGGTCTTCCAAGTGGCCAATGAAATGGAAGGTCCAGAAGGTATCGAATCCAGCTGGCGCTTTGCTAGTCATGCACTTAGGTTCGGCGCAGGTTGTGCTGTACATCTAAGTGAGTTAGATCCAAAAGGTTATGTAAGAGAGTCAGGTGTAGTTTCATCTGGACCTGTATCTTTCGGTAAAATCTATTCAACACTAAATGAAATTCTTAGGCGAGGAGGGATCTATAAGAACGGAGCTATCGTGCTGCATCTTGATCTCATCCATGCTGATGCTAGGGAGTTTATTACTACTCCACGATCCGAACTCCCCTGGGTCAAACGATGCATCAATATTACCGAGGAGTGGTGGAACAGTTGTTCCTTTAAAGATGATCTATTACACGGAATTAAATCAGGTGACATTTGGCTCAACAAACTAAGGTATGACAACAATGGATCAAGAATATTCGGTAATGTCTGCCTCGAGGTTTATTTGCCCTCACGTGGAACGTGCCTCCTACAACATATCAATCTCGGTGCCTGTGAATTCGACGACATACCCCGAGCTTTCGTTGAAGGTATGTCCGGATTGTGCGCACTCCATAGTCAAACAGGTGTTGGAGAAACTGGCGAGTACCTCTCATCCGAAACTGACAGACAAGTGGGTCTCGGAATGCTTGGACTCGCTAACCTCCTACGGCGGTACGGAGTAACTTACGAACAATTTGGTAGAGCTTTAGAACAATACAACTCTAGTGAAACTATTCGATCTGCAGCTTATGAACTTGTCCTACAAATTGCTTCAGGAATTAAGCAAGCAACCGAAGTCGCTCGCAACGCTAATATGGTTAGAGCCTTTGCTATTGCACCAACCGCCAGTTGTAGTTATAGAAGCTTGGATCTGGATGGTTATACTTGCGCACCAGAAATCGCTCCACCTATCTCTACGTCAGTCGATCGCGACTCAGGTACTTTCGGAGTGGAAACTTTTAACTACGGACCAGTTGAAACAGCTAGTCAAGTAGGTTGGGATAATTATAAAAGAGTTGCTGATGGCATCATGACGATGTTATCTAGCACAGGGCTTCTTCATGGATATAGTTTCAACTCTTGGAGTGATATTGTAACCTACGATAATGCGTTCGTTGAAGAGTGGCTACGGTCCCCACAAACATCTCTCTATTACAGCTTACAAGTAATGGGAGATACTCAAGATAAGACCGATGCATATGCTGCCCTTGAAGGTAGTGATGTAGATGAGTACTTGAGTGATTTATTTAACAACAGCGAACTTACTTGTGATTGTCAGGAATGAAGAACCCTTATCAAAAACTGCTACAAAGAAAGAGGAAATGGACACCGGTCAGGACGACTGCCGGTACATGCACGGATGGAACCCAGGAGACCCTGCGCCGTGTAATTGCGCTTCGACATATGGAACTACCTGTGGGAGATTTTATTACTGATGCGCTCACTACTGACGTTCCAACGTTGGCAAGGGAGTTACTCCTATCCAACGTCAAGGATGAAGAGAACCACGACTTGGCTTTGTCTTACATCGCCGATGCTTACGGCACTGATCCGTCCGCTGAGCGTGAAGCGATGGCGCTTAGAGAAGCTTGGACTTCGCATCCTGATCACACGATCCTTAAAGCAATGGTTGCCGAGCGTGCGGTTTTCTTTGTTCTTCTACCCTTCCTACGCGCTCATGGTGATGCTGGAATGCGTACGATTTCAGCCGACGTGTCACGAGACGAACAGGTCCACGTAAGTTGTAATTCGTTGGTTTGTCGTGAACTTAATCTGACATATTCACCTTCTTTAGATAAACTTAGAAAGGCAACGATCAACTGGGTAATGCAACCACTAGGTATTAATACTGATGATAAAAAACTAGATAAAAAATTTTGGCTACGTGCCAGTGATCAACTGATGTATCAAGGTAAAGCCCCAGAGCTTTCTTTTACTAAGTCAGCTCGTATGCCTGCCTTCTTTGAACATAGCAATGTCAACCTCCCCTCTTACGCTTGACCTCTTAGAGGTTAAAGGTATGCAAGCTAATGCCTTGCTACAAACTTTAGAAGAAACATTCCCACCAACAAACCCTAACCCAGAAGATTCAATGGAAAAGATTATGTACAGGTCGGGACAACGTAGTGTTGTCGAATGGATCATTAATTATATGGAGGAAAACTAATGGGAGCATCTAGATCTAAAACCCGTGGAAGTATCACATCCTATGGTGAAAAAACATCTGATAATGGTTACTGGGATATTGGTGGTCAATATGGAGGGACTAATTCAAATGGATCGAAATGGACAAGTACAAATTGGCAATGGGTAGAGCAAGCGGCGGCTCAACCTGCTCCAGCAGCAGCCCCACAAGCATCTTCAGGATATGCTTCATCATCAGCTAATTTCGCCTCTCAATTGGCATCAATTAAAGCACAGAATCAAGCTTCGATGAATGCATTGACTAAACAACTAGCTGATCAGAAAACTGACTACGATGCTAGGGAAGCAGCATCTAATAAAAAGATAAGTGGACTTGCCTCTACTGTAGCTAACGCTCAAAGTCAGTATGATCCCATGAGTGATATGGGTTCTAGTAATAATATAAATCCTGCTCTTACTATTCAAGAAAAAGATAAGTCACTTAGCTCTGGTACTCAAAGATATAACCGTAGCAAACTAAGTATCAATAACCTAAACGTATAAACATATGTCTGCTAAACAACGTTATGACAAACTGACTTCAGATAGAAGTCAATTCCTTGACGTAGCTAAAGAAGCATCTAGGTTGACACTTCCTTATCTTGTTCAAGGTGAGGATGATTACGGCTCAGGTGCTCGTGTATTAAAAACACCATGGCAATCAGTCGGAGCCAAAGCGGTTGTGACGTTGGCTAGTAAGCTAATGCTTGCACTTCTACCTACTCAAGGAAGTTGGTTCAAGCTACAGTTAGATGAAGCATCACTAAAAGAAGAGTTTCCACCTGAAGTTAGGAGTGAATTAGATCTCAGCTTCAGTAAGATTGAACGAATGGTCAATGAATCTATTGCCGCTAGTAGTGATCGTGTAGTAGTACACCAAGCACTGAAACATTTAGTTGTTGCTGGTAATGCTTTAGTCTTTATGGCTAAGGAAGGATTAAAACTATATCCAATCAATCGTTATGTAGTTGAGCGTGATGGTAATGGAAACATTATTGAGATCGTTACTAAAGAACGTATCAACCGTGAACTACTGACAGGTCTAATACCTGAACGTAGACCTAATTCTGTTTCAGCACAATCAGGTGCGAATGATAATGAAGTAAACATCTACACTCACGTTAAGAGAGTAGGTGCCACAATGATTTGGCATCAGGAAGTAGATGATGTAATCCTTCCTAAGTCAACAGGTAAAGCACCTATTGATACCACACCTTGGCTTGTCCTTCGCATGAATTATGTCGATGGTGAAGTATACGGTAGAGGTAGAGTAGAAGAATTTATGGGTGATCTTAAGTCCCTTGAAGCACTCTCTCAGGCCCTCGTAGAAGGCTCTGCAGCGGCCGCTAAAGTTATCTTTACTGTCAATCCATCTAGTACTACAAAGCCTGCCACACTGGAACGTGCACCCAATGGAGCTATAGTTAGTGGACGGCCAGATGATATCGGTGTAGTACAAGTAGGTAAGACAGCTGACTTTAAGACTGCTTATGAAATGATGATGCAATTAGAGAAACGTATCTCTGATGCATTCCTTATTATGCAAGTCCGTAACTCAGAACGCACTACTGCGGAAGAGGTAAGGATGACACAGATGGAACTGGAAGCACAACTTGGTGGCCTGTTCAGCATGCTTACTGTTGAATTCCTAGTACCTTATCTTAATAGAAAGATGTCGGTCTTTCAGAAGACAGGAGAGATCCCTAAGATTCCTAAAGGAATTGTCAAACCGACAATCGTTGCTGGTCTCAATGCACTTGGCCGTGGTCAAGATGCAGAACAACTCACGATGTTTATTACAACCATTGCTCAGACAATGGGTCCTGAAGCTATCGCTCAGTTCATCAATCAAGATGAGTACATTAAACGTCTAGCTGCATCACAAGGTATTGATTACCTTGGCTTGATTAAATCTCAACAACAGGTGCAAGGTGAGATGCAACAGCAACAACAACAAGCTCAACAGATGGAGCTTACAAAACAAGCATCCAAGATTTCTGAACTTGGTATGGAACAACAACAAATTCAAGATGGACAAAACGAAGCCAACCCAAACCCACAAGGTCAAGCAGAAGCCCCTGCCTAAAGCAGTGGAACCTGAAGCAACTAAACCACTAGCAAGTAATAAGTATGCACCTAAACAGAAGGTAGGTACTCCACAACTTAGACGGCCTAATCGTGTATCAACCGTAGGTCTCGGTGGACTTGAAGTAGTAACAGCAGAAGGTATTAAAGAATGAGTACACTTACTTATGATCCCACACCTGCTGATAACCCTGAGTTCTCTGAAGAGGAACAGGCAGCAATCCAAGTAGGTGAAGCACTAGAAGAACAACAGAACGGACTGCTTGCTGGTAAGTTTCAAGACGCAGAAGCACTAGAGAAAGCTTACATTGAACTTCAAGGTAAACTTGGTAGTTCATCTAATGAACCTACTGAAGAAGTAGAAGAAGAGAAGACTGAAGAAGAACCTACTGCTTTACTTGATCGTCTATGGGATGAAGCCAGTAAGGAAGCACTCTCTCAGGAAACTGTAGATGCACTACGTGCTTCATCTCCTGATGATCTAGCTAAGATGTACTTAGATTATCGTCAAGGTGTAGAGAACTCTCAACAGGAGAATGCACCAGTTGTACTTAATGAAGAACAAGTACAAGGTTTAAAAAATGTAGTAGGTGGTGAAGATAACTATGACCGTATGATCTCATGGGCTGGTAATAATCTAGCTGCAGGTGACATCAATATGTTTGATCATGTGATGGACAAAGGAGATCCTGCTGCATGTTTCTTTGCTATTCAAGCATTGCAATATAGATTCCAGGAAGGAACAGGATATGACGGACAAATGATTACAGGTAAACCTGCTGCAAATAAAGCAGATGTATTCCGTAGCCAAGCTGAGCTTGTAGCTGCACAAGGAGACTCTCGTTATGAGAATGATCCAGCATATCGTAATGATGTGATGGAGAAACTTATGCGATCACCCAATCTACAATTTTAAATGACAACAGTTACAGAAGACGGCGGTAGAACAAACATCTACGCCATTGAACCACCTATGGAAATTATGGAACTCAACGAATTGCATTCAGAGAAAGCTGAACGCCTTAACGGACGCCTAGCAATGCTTGGTGTCATCGCCGCTATCGGTGCTTACGCAACAACTGGCCAACTTATCCCCGGAGTATTTTAAATGAAAGCCCTACTACTTATCCCTGCACTCCTTCTCTCTGCTATTCCAGCACGAGGTAATAGTGTTGACCCTTCTACTTCTGTAGAACGTGGTGCTCCTTACTCCATTCGTCAGTGTCCAGATAGTGACGGATCTTTCGGTAAGTATCTTTGCTACAACCAAGAGGTTGGTCGTACTGTATCCCTTCTAGGTGTACCTGTACTTCCTGTTTACTTTGAGTCCACTAAGGTACGTCAGGTCAACTGCAATGTACCTCACCCTGGTGACACAGTACGTGGCACGATGGCTACTACTTATTGTCCAGTACTTGGTGGTCTTCCTAAGGCACCTTTCCTGGAATGATTGGTGTCGGAGCTACTCTTATGTTGCTCGCTAGCTATTATGGGCCCGGATTCGACGGGAACCTCACAGCTAGCGGCACTAGATTTGACAGTAACGGTAGTACAGCTGCACACAAATCACTTCCATATGGAACCAAACTTAGGGTTTGTTATGTCGGTTGTGAAGTGGTAACGATCACTGATCGTGGTCCTTTTATCCATGGTCGTCACCTAGACCTCAGTGAAGGTACAGCAAGACGTATTGGACTTATCCACTCTGGTATAGGCAAAGTAAAAACTACAAGGTTAAACTAATGGCATTAGAAAGTAAGTATCTTAAACCACATAATACCCGTGGCGCTAAGACTGAAAAGGATAAGCTAAAGATTAAACAATGGAAAGACTTGCCTAAACAGGTAAAGAAGAAGGTTGATAAATACACAGGTAAGAATGCCTAGCTGATGGTGTAGCAGGGGTTCGACTCCCCTGCCAGCTATTGCCTGCCCTGGCACAAAACGGGTCATATTTAATGGAACAAAACAACAATGAACTTTTATTTAAATGGCCACGTCAACAATTACGCTACAAAGAGAACAGAGCAATCCATGGAAGAATTATCTTAACTGGGTAACAAGTACTAATAATAGAATTTATGTAGGACACTTTGGAGTCCTAATGATTCCAACATTACTAGCAGCTACCGCCTGCTTCATCATCGCATTCATTGCAGCACCACCCGTAGACATAGACGGAATTCGAGAACCTGTTGCAGGTTCATTAATGTATGGAAATAACATTATCTCAGGGGCAGTCGTCCCAAGCTCCAATGCAATCGGTCTACATTTCTACCCCATCTGGGAAGCCGCATCCTTGGATGAGTGGCTCTACAACGGCGGACCATTTCAGTTGGTTGTGTTCCACTTCCTCATCGGTATCTATTCGTACATGGGTAGGGAATGGGAACTCTCCTATCGACTTGGAATGAGGCCCTGGATCTTTGTTGCATACTCCGCGCCCGTTGCTGCAGCGAGTGCAGTCTTCCTGGTTTATCCTTTTGGCCAAGGTTCTTTCTCGGACGCAATGCCTCTGGGTATTTCGGGAACCTTCAACTACATGTTTGTTTTCCAGGCCGAGCATAACATTCTCATGCACCCATTCCATATGTTGGGTGTTGCTGGAGTTTTCGGTGGCTCACTATTCAGTGCTATGCATGGGTCGCTTGTTACGTCCTCACTTGTTCGTGAGACTACTGAAACGGAAAGTCAAAACTATGGTTATAAATTTGGACAAGAGGAAGAGACTTACAATATTGTTGCCGCTCACGGTTACTTTGGTAGGCTCATCTTTCAGTATGCCTCTTTTAACAATAGCCGGAGTCTTCACTTCTTCCTTGCTGCTTGGCCTGTTATTGGGATCTGGTTTGCGGCGCTTGGTGTCTCGACTATGGCGTTTAACCTAAACGGGTTTAACTTCAACCAGTCCATCCAATCAAGCGAAGGACGTGTCATCAATACCTGGGCTGACATCCTGAACCGAGCTGGTCTTGGTATGGAAGTCATGCATGAACGTAATGCTCATAACTTCCCCTTGGATCTAGCTTCATCCCAAACTACCCCTGTTGCTTTAATCGCTCCTTCTATTGGATAAATGAGTTACTTTAAGCTGGTGAATGGTACTACCACACCTACAAGATACACAAAAATAATCAATCCAGGTGCAGATACTAAATACAATCGTAAGTATCAACCTACTGAATTTGTATCACGTTACACAAAGACAGTATCACCACCAGCTTCCTGGACTACTCCTTCTGAACCACTTGAAACTGTTTGGGGATCCATGTGGGTTACTAAGGATCCGTTCTATGCAAACTCCACAGCTATTGCAAAGACAGCAGTTTATTCAGGTGGCACTGAGCCAGTGTCATATAGCTATCGTCTCCAAAAAAGAGTAACTGGTCAAACAGATGTTTCTAATGGAGAGTGGTCTGACTATGACAATGTTGCTACAGAAATTCCTGTACTTCTACCAGCACCTGGTTATGAAGTTCGGTTCCAATCACAGGCTCAGGATAGTATCGAGGCCAACAATCAATTCACAGGCTGGAAACAAGTGAAACCACAACCAACCATTGGTAACTTCTACTTCATGATTGGTGGTGAGCTTTGTGAAGGTGATATTTATACCGCCTACATGGACGAAACATTTACTGTTGACTGTGCTCTCAGTGGTGGCAATGCAACTGACATTACTTATAAGTGGACAGTAAGGAGTGGTGGTGCAGGGATCATAGGCAGTTCAACATCTGAACAATGTACTTATGACCTTGGCTCTACATACACAGGGACAGTTCAATGTCAACTGAATGTAAGCTCTGCCACCTCATCAGACAGTCCAGTATCTAAGGTACTGACAGTTATTATTCCTCAATCATACAACAATCTAACTAATTAATTATTATGGCTTACTCAGGACTTACAGTTGAATATTATGTCGCCAAAGCAGGTGACCCACCTTTTATCCCTGGCAACTGTCAGGTGCCCACCAACTCACACGACAACCCAGACAACGGAACAAACGTTGAACGCACAGCAGCATGTCTTAAGACGTCACCAGACGCAGTAGTTGTTGTCGCTTCCTAATGAAACAGGCAGCCTTCTATTTGGTTGCCGGTGTAATTTCCATTCAGTTATTAATGGTAGCTGGTGTGTTAACAGGATGCTTTATAACACAGAACAATAAATGTGATGGTACAAAAGCATCTGAATTAATGACATACATAGTTGCTCAAAGCTTTGCTCTATACGCTTCCGAAAAATGATTAAACTTACAGATGCTGCTCTCTACTACATTGAAGAGAGCCAACAAGTCGAAGCCTTTCAATGGCTTGAAACTCAGGTAGACCCTACTACCCTTGAGATTTTCGGACAAAAATATAGGGACAAACCAGAAGGTCTAGTTGCTAATCCACTTTGTGTGGAGTATCAATCACAGAATGACAATGCTTCTGGCACTGGTTATCGTGAGTGCTTCTCTTCATCCATGGCAATGATTGCTATGTATTGGGGCAAGGTACAGAACGATGATGAATATAACCGTATCCGTTCTAAGTATGGAGATAGCACAAGTGCTGAGGCACAACTTGCTTGTCTTCGTTCATTAGGACTTAACCCATCCTTTGTAACTAATGCTTCAACCCAGACCCTCAGAAACGAGATTGACAACGGTCGGCCTGTTGGTGTTGGTTGGCTTCATCATGGTCCAGTTTCTGCCCCTTCAGGTGGTGGCCATTGGACTGTTGTTATTGGTTATTATGATGATGGCGTAATTATGAATGATCCAAATGGAGAAGCTAATCTCGTCAATGGTAGTTATACAAGTAACTTAAATGGTGCTGGTCTCAAGTATTCTTATAAGAACTGGGAACCACGCTGGGCTCTACCATCTAAGAATGATGGTTGGGCAATGATAGTTAAACCCTAATGGTTTTAGGCAGGTTCGATTCCTGCCGTGGGTATTGGTTAAGACCCTTACGAGGACAATCTTAACCGGCCGGTTAGATAAAGCCTATGAAATTTATCATGCAACAAACAAAACTAAATAACTCAGACGTCTGAGAGTTCATGTAAACAACTCTCTATTTTATTACAATGACAGCTTCATGGTCCCCTAACCCCGGCGTTGCTCCTAACGCAACGATCACCGCGGTTGGTAACATCAATAAGACTCCAGGCCTTGGCTTGACCCAAGGTGGAGCAGATTACGATTCTAAGTATGCCACCTACTTAAAGTTGTTTTCAGGCGAAATGTTCAAGGCTTACGAAAGCGCTTGTATTGCCAAAGGCACCGTGCAGAATCGCACGCTGACCTCAGGCCGGTCAATGCAATTTATTTTCACTGGCCGTATGGATGCTGCTTACCACCAACCTGGTACGCCCATCCTTGGATCTTCTAATCCTCCTGTGGCAGAGAAGACGATCATCATGGATGACCTGTTGATTTCTTCAGCATTCGTATACGATCTCGATGAAACTCTTGCGCATTATTCTTTGCGTTCTGAGATCTCTTCTAAGATCGGGCATGCTCTTGCAGAGGCCTACGATAAGAAAGTGTTCCGTACTATCGCACTTGCTGCGCGAGAGGCACACCCAGTAACCGCATCTCCTGGTCCTGAGCCAGGTGGTTCCGTCATCAAACTTGGTGCCGGTAATGAGTACAACGCTCAAGCAATTGTAGACGCCTTCTTTGAGGGAGCTGCAATTCTCGATGAAAAAAATGTACCCCGTAATGGACGTACAGCTGTGCTCTCTCC